GTAGAAAATCTTATCGCTCTGATTTCAAAAAACACGGAGGATGGAACAATGCAAAACAACAAAACGTTTGACAACTTAATGGAAGCATTTGCCGGGGAATCCCAGGCGAACAGAAAATATCTGGCTTACTCCCGCAAGGCAGAAAAGGACGGCTACTTGAATGCTGCAAAACTCTTTAAAGCAGCTTCGGACGCCGAAACGCTTCACGCGTTAAAGCATTTTGAAGTAGCCGGACAAATCCATTCAACCGCTGAAAATCTGAAAGATGCTGTTGCCGGTGAAACGCATGAGTACAAAGAGATGTATCCCGACTTTGTAGAGGACGCCAAGGCGGAAGGGAATCAAGGAGCGCTGCTCTCATTTACGTTTGCTATGAAGGCGGAAGAAGTCCACGCAAGACTATATCAGGAAGCGCTGGAGAGCCTGGATCAAACCGAAGAAGTCTTCTACTTCCTCTGCCCCGTTTGCGGCAATATCGAGAAATTCAGGCCGGAAAAATGCAGCATCTGTGGCGTTCCCGGAGAAAAATTCATCCAATACTGACGCCCGTTTCCCACGGGTAACCACAACTCAAACATCAAAAAAAACGCCCTACGGGGCGTTTTTATTTGCTGCTTTCTCTATTTACGCGAACTGATTCACGATCTCCTTAAACACCCTGCCCCGCTGCTCAAAGTTATCAAACATATCCCAGCTTGCGCAGGCGGGCGAAAGCAGCACCGCGTCGCCGGACTCCGCGAGCATTCATCCATTCATGCTCAAAACCATCGATACCTCGCAACTGTAAGCACCGTTATCAATGCAAGTTAATTCTCCCGAAGCGAAAGAGGAGCTCGAATAACCACTCCACATGCTCGTTTCAACCTGTCAAAAGCTCAATCAATAGCTTGTTTGATAAGCTTAGCTTTTTTAGTTTGCACACTATGCGGTTCTCTTCCAGAAATAACAGGTGATGTAAGGCTGCAGGTTATTGTGCGCCGATCCGCTGCCGTTACTACCGACAGAACCGGACACCGTGCCTGTATGGTCATGCGAACCGCCGGAACCGGTCGTCTGCCCACTCGTGCTTCCGCCATTCGTCATATAGTAATAAGTTGAAGCAGAACCGCTACCGACCTTATAGGAACCCGACGACGCCTGATGCGTATGCGCGCCGTTGGCGTTGATCGTGACCGATCCGCTGAACGAGTGATTGTGCGACGGCAACTCCGCCATCACCAATGTATGCGAGCTCGCACCGCCCGTTTTCTCAATGGTATTGAAATTTGTATCGGATGTATTCACACCCACAGGCACACGACCTGTTCCCCAGCGTGTCCAAGTCCCGCCGAGAAACGTGCTCTCGTCCGCAGCGGATACCGTCATGCGGATGCTACCTATCGGAAAGATCAAGTTCGCGAGCCAAAGAGCACTCGAGAATATCAGCCCTTCGTCGAACTGTACGTCTTCGCGGAATCGCGCCGGCCAACCAACGTCGAAACCGTCCTGCTCCGATATCTTGCCGACCGCCAGCCCCATACCGGTGCTGCGTACGGAAAGGATCACCTCCGCCGTACTCAAGTCAACATATCCATAGGCTTCGCTGAAATAGTCGCCGAGCGTGACGCGAATATCGTAGGTGTACTGATTTGATAGGCTCCCACCGATACGGAAGGATCCGTTGACCGTGTAATCCGCCAGCGTTATTGACGTATCTGTGTAATACGATTCGCTCTTGCGTTTATACCCAATCTTGAGTTCGCGGGTATTCTTGTTGTTCACAGATGAGATTGCTCCGACGATTGCAACCATGGCGTAAACGCCCGTGTTGCTGGCATTGCCCGAGGCGTCGCAGCGATAGACCGAAACGGATTGTACGGCGGGCGCGTCATATGAAACCACATCGAACGTTCCTGTCAGGACCGTGGTTCGTCCTCGGGTATCCGTGATCGTCGTTCGGATCGTACTCGTCCCCGCGGTCGTCAGTTCGTTTGTCGAAAAAGAGTTGCCCGAGTACGTCGCGCCATTGACCGTGGTTGAGGTCGAGGAAACGGACGAGCCGTATACGCCCGCTGCGGAAATACTGACGCTCAGCTTGCTCTTGCGCTGCACATAGCAGCCGAATTGGGTCGTCAGTTCCTCTTCTGCTTCTGAATACCAGATTGATCCCGTCGGTACGACCGAAGCCGGAATAGCGGCTGTTACGCTAACCTGCGTCGTACCAATCAGCGTACCGCCGGAATACGTGTCGCAGTAAAGCGTGCCAACCACGCTCGTCGCATTAGGCGCAGCGTTTGCTTCGTCCAGCGACGGTGTCCACGATATGCTTGTCGCCGAGGTCTGTGTCGCGATCGTCGTTTCCGCGCGCGAGCCGAACTTCGCCCGAAGCGTATGTATAAATGCGCTCGACGCGGGTGAAAGTGTGATCGTCGCCGCGCTCCCGAGTGTAACGGCGGACACGCTTGGCGTGGTGACACGCGGGATAGCCGGAAGTACTAGGCTGACCGATCCACTCGCAGAGCCGATTGCCGAAGAGTACGTGAAATTCCCGGCAAACGATAACGTCACCTGTCTCGTCCCATCCGAATTGTGGGAGATCGTGCACTCTCCGTATGCTTCGCTTTCCGTGCTCGCATTGTCGGTCAAGATCATGAGGTACTGATAGCCCATCGCCGTATCATATGGCTCCTGATACTGCGTGATGTACTCGTCGCGGTACGGAATCCGCGAGATTGCAAATCCTCTGCCAGTACGGTTATACACAGAGCTACCGTCGATCGACACGCTTGTTGCGCCGCGCGAGTTCGAATCAATATTATTGCAGTAAACGTCGTACTGCGAAGTATTTCCCGAAGTCGCCAGAAACACATAAAACCGAATCGTTGACGTGTTGTTGGCTACGGACTGTGACACGACCTTATACTCCAACCAACAGGAAATCTTGCTCTCGGCGGTTCCGGTCAACGAACCGTTGACGATCGTATAACCGACATGTATCGACTCATAAGGCCAATTCGCCATATCCTTACCCCGCGATCTTCTTAAAGTTCAAGTTCCCGCTCTCGGGCACCCAGGTAAAGCTCCCGATGCGTAATGATGAAAGCACCTGCACGTCGTTGACAAACAGCTTGCCCGCCGAAAAGTATGCAATCGCGCTATCGGTGGTCACGCTGTCCTCGCCGCCCGTGAAGAAATACAGTACGTCGTTCTCCAGCTTGAGCTTGATCGCCGACGTGCTCTTCCCGATTACGATTCCCGACGAAATCAGGCGGATGAAGCTCCGAACAGACTCAAACTGCTGCGACGTTTCGCCGTTCAGCGTCGAGATACGGCTCGCCGTTTCCGTAAAGTTCGCCTAGATCGTACCCGCCATGATGGAGAACGAAGTCTGAACCGTGTTCTGCAACGCGACGAAGTCCTGCGTTCGGACGTAGTCTTCCAATGCGGTCAGGATGATCTGTTGCGCGGATTGCAGGATCGACGTGTTCTGCGTGATCTGTTCCTGTACGATCTCTTTGATCTCACCATGCGTGGTATAATCCGCTTCGATCGATTCGATGCGGTTCTTCACCGAGGTGTTCTGCCGAATTTCCTCGCCAATCAACGATGGGCGCGAATCGCCGAGCACAATGCCGGTGCTCGCCGGGTTATTCAGTGGAATCGTCAGCTCCGACAGCACATACGTTTCTTCCGGGCAGAGCGTGTCACAGGATACGACCACTTTATCGAGGAATTGGAACGACTCTACGTTCGCGTCCGCGTTGTGCAAATCGACCGCTGAGAGTTTGATCGTTTGTTTGAACCGCGCACCGGTGCCGCTTAACCAATCGCGGCCTCGGTTCACAAGGACATTCGCGTCGGTGATTTCGTCCCAAGTAGTCGAACCGGTCGGCGAGAAGATCACGCCGTATTCAGCCGCAAGCTCCGAATCGATCAGGGAATCTTGTCCATCGTTCACGCTTTCAATTGTGAGCCGCGCGTCGCTGTCCGATTCCGCGTCGATGTCCCGCAGTGTCGCACCGAGCGGAACGCAAGCCGTATAGGTCTCCGACGCGCTCCTGCTCAGCGCCAAATCGATCAGGTTTTCACCGAACTCTATCCTCTGCGTTGACGTATCCGGTACATCGACGAGATAGTCCAGAATTGGATTCTCGTCTTCGTCGTACCGAACGATCAGGTAACCGCCGAAGGAATCAAGCAGGCAGCTCTTCAGAGCTTGCCAAGACGACAAATAATCCTTTGTCGTTACCGCCACCGAACAAGACAAGTCGCAGTTCCCGAGCGTCAGTCTTTGGTTTTCATTCACCTGCGCATTGTGCTGGGTCAGAAGATATTCCCAAATCTCCGTCGCAGTACCATCCATGGTAAAGGGTCGGATCACACTGTCTAGTAAGCACGACAGCACGCCCTCCGCGATCACCTTGCGGTTCTCGTACAGATCACGCTCGTCCTCGATCGCACGCCCCATCCAGATCAGGGTGTCATCCCGATAGACCTTGATGCGACTCTTGAGCTTTTCTAGAGCGCCATAGTTTGGATGCTCTTTCGGGATCGTAAACGTCAGCCCGCCCGGGTCATTCTTTTTTTGCGTTAATTCCGGCTCAAACACGAATAACTCTGGCAATCGCGGGTCGTAGAGTACGTAGGAATCGCAGAGTATGCGGTACATCAGAGCGCTCCTTTTCGATATGTGAACGTGATTCGCCCCGTACCGGTGATCTCAATCCTCGTGTCACCCTCCATGAGCACCAGCGACGGAACGGTGTGTGTTCCGGCGGGAAGCGTCACGGAATAGTCCTTCCCGTCAATCGTGAACGCAAGCGTCATTTCGGCGGACACGGTGATTGTCGGCACGACAGGCATGCGCGTGTTTGTCAGTGTCACGGTTGCGGTGCCCGCAGGAAGAACCGTGATCGCGGTCTCAAATTGTTCCAGCTTATACGGCTTCGCGCGGCACTCCAGCGACAACTCGCAGTAACCCCAGTGCCGTTCCACATCTTCGATCGTGATTCGCGCATCGTAATAGAAAGTCGGGTCGCGGTCAAAGATCACGTTCATGCGACGCCCGTGCACTTCCGCCGCAAATGCGGAAATCATTGTGTCGAACGGCGCGAGGGCGTATAGCGTCAACTCAATGACCCGATCGGCATATCCTACCGAACCGAGCGCTTCCGACAAGTCAAGCGCTCCGTCGCGTCCAGGGATCTCGACGAAGTTCGTCTGCGGCTCCGGCATGGGAATGACGTAGGGCGCTACTATCAGACCATGGTCCGCTCGCGCCCATTTCATTCCAAATCGAATATCGCTCACGTCAGCCTCTCCTTTCGCCTTCTGATCGCGCCCAGCGCGTCGTCCATTGCGGGCGCAAGCCAGCCGATAGTCGCTCCCGTATCCGCGACCAGCTGCATGCCCGCGAGCTGCGGCAGATACCGTCGCACTTCACTGATTAAAACGTCCAGCTTCTGCGATAGCAAGTCGCTTGTGCCGCCGATACCAATACTGTTTGGCAGGTTTGTCAGCACATCGATCGCGCCGACGTCTACGCTGGTCGGGATCGCGCTCTGGATCTGTTTGTTTACGTCCTCCATGACGTCGGTAAACCCGACACCGACACCCTCACCCATGTTCTCGCCGATTCCGGCGAACACCGTAGATGGAGACGCGATGCCAAGCGCTTTCTTTGCGCTTTTCACAATGTTGGAGAAGAAGTCGCGCACCTTGCTTGCCAACCACGACGCCATGCTCTTGATGCCTTCCCAAAGGCCGCTCACGATGTTCTTGCCGATCTCAACGACAGACGACACAGACGATCCAAATCCGGTCAGGATCGCAGATACGATCTGCGGCAGCGCCGCGATCAGTTGCGGGAGAGCCTTGATCAAGCCGATCGCAAGCTGAACCGTAAATTCGATACCCATAGCCATAAGAGTCGGGAGATTGTTCATGAAAAAGTTGATGATCCCTGTGATGAGTTTCGGTAGCGCTTCGATCAGCTTCGGCAGCGCGCGGATAATGCCCTCCGCCAAACCCTTCACGATCGAAAACGCCGCATCTAGTATCTTGTCCATGTTGTCAAACAGGGTTTCGCAGATCAGCAGCACCGCCTCGATGATCGCGGGAATCAACGTCGGAAGCGCCTCGCCAATGCCCTGTACGATCGACGCAATCATTTGAATCGCCGCCTCCACTAACGCTGGCAGCATGTCGACAATCCCCTGCGCGAGCGTAGTGATCAGCTGCACCGCGCCGTCCGTGAATTGCGGAAGTGCCGTGATCACACCCTGCAACAGCGTCATGACGATGCCGGATGCGGCAGATACCAACGCAGGTAGATTCGCTACCAGCGCGCCCCCGATCGCGCTCACAATGCTCATACCCACCTGCACAAACTGCGGCAGGCTGCCAAGAATCATGTTTGCGATCCCGCCGACCGTCTCGCCGAGTACAACAGTGATCTTGTCGAAATCGCCGCCCGCCGCGGCAAGCCCCGACGTGAAGTCCCCGAGCAGGGACACTCCATCGTCCGCAAGCGTCTGTAGCTGCGGGAGCAGAACAGTTCCCATGACTCGCTGTGCCGCCGCCGCACCCTGTTTGAGTCGTTGCACGGAGTCGTCAAACGCGCCAAACTTCTCGATCGTTTCCTCACTTAGTACCGCGCCCATGCGCTTTGCTTCATCGGTCAGCGCCGCGATACCCTCACTGCCCTGCGCGATCAACGGGTTCAAATCCTGCGCGCTCTTCCCAAAGAGTTGCATTGCAAGCGCGTCGCGCTCCGTTTCATTCGCCACCTGCCCAAGCGCATCGATAGCATCCCAGTAGACGTCCTCGCTGTCTCTTAGCGACCCGTCCGCGTTGGTTACTGAAACGCCGAGGCGTTCGTATGCCTTGGCGAACTGCTCACTGCCTCCGGCGGCGTTGGACATGGACTTCACGTTCTTCGCCATGGAGCCGGTCAGAGTATCCAGCGACACATCTACAAGGTCGGCGGCGTAGGAGTATGCCTGCAATCGTTCCACGCTCATGCCGGTAACGGAACTCTGGGTCAGCATCTCATCCGCATATGCCGCGGTATTGACCGTCATGTCAACGAGCGCTTTGCCGGCCGCCACCGTCGCCGTTCCGATTGCCACCATGGCCGCGCCAAGCGCGACGCCGATTCCTTTCACCACCGAACCGAGTTTGTCAAAACGCCCGCCCGCGTCATCCGCTTGATCGGCTGACTGCTTGATCTCGTCGCCGAACTCATCCGCCTGTTTACCAGCGGAATCCAGATCATTCGCTGTGCTTTCCAGCGCGGTTTCATTCGCGCCAAGCTCGCGCTCCATACCATTGAGCGCGGCTTTGGCGTTGTTGAGCTGAACCTGCCAAGACAGGGTGCTCTTATCGTTCTCTCCAAAAGAAGAAGCCGCGTTCTGCAACGCGGCTTCGAGGGTTTCGACCTTGTCTTTTTGAGCGTCAATCTCTTTTCGCAGGACTTGGTTTCGGGCGGTCAAAGCGCCGACCGATTTGTCCTGTTTATCGAACTGGGAGGTGACGAGGTTCATTTCGCTCCCGAGAACCTTGAATGACTGGTTGATCTCGGAGAGGGCTTTCTTGAACTCTTTCTCGCCCTCAATTCCAATCTTGAGTCCGAAGTCGGACGGCATCTCATCATCTCCTTAAAGGAAAAATGGGCATAAAAAAACGACCCGAAGGTCGTTCTGATTATATTGCTTGATTATTTCAGATGCGCCGGTACTATTTGATCAAGCTCCTCATCCGAAAAATACTGTTCTTCTTCCACTTTCAGAGCCTTTTGCGCTTCATGATAACTTTTCTTCGATGTTGGTAATGCATCTTTATATATTTCATATGTCTCTTTTTGCAAGGCATCTCTTCGCACGATTATATCTGCGCTGTCAAGTATATCGAAATCGGTTAACAATGACACGAATCTTTCTCTTATTAACCAAAGATCGTCAGCAGTTTTCCTATGTTGTTTCATTTCGTCAGCGAGGTTTATCTCTCGAATAAAAAGGTTGAGAGCTAACAGCGCAGTTGAAAATACGCCTCCCAACCAAACAAGCAAGATTTCGTTAGTAATAAGAGATCCAAGAAATCCACCAGTTGAGACTGCTGATAATACTATTTGTAATGTTTTAATTACATGAAATTTCTTACACAGTCTATCAGCATGTTTGTAATGGGTCGTTTGCGTATAGATTACTCTCGCCAATGCCTCCCTAATTTGTTTTAATACTTTCTCTTTATGAAGCTGGGAATTTGTTTCCATATATCTCCCTCCAAGTATCATGCCAATTATAGTAATACCCATTTGTATAATGCGAAATCGCCTCAAGAGTCAAATCATATGCCTTCTGTGCTTCACTCTTAAACGTATATTTCTTCGTTACTGTTTCGAGGGATCCAAACTTCAACCAATAGGATTCATCAGCATGGTCTATCAGATATCTGAAAAAATCTCGTGACATCCAATCAAAATATACTTCACTCTTATCTCTGTAAGCGTACAAGCATAAAAAGTTGTAAGCAAGTGTATCTATTAATATCCCACTCATAAGAACGCGCATGTTTGTATTCCACGCTCGCGCCATTCTGCAAAGCTTCGTTAGGTTTTTATTGCATGCCTGATTTATTGTTGCAAATGATTGCAACTCAAGGCTTGGATTCATAGACTTCCACCTGCCGCCGCCGTTAGTATCCGGATAATAATAACTTCCGTCATCAAACTTAAACGCTGGAACAATTTCAAATTTAACTCCATCAGAAAAATCAATCCCTACTACTTGTCCATCACCACTGATACTTGAACTCGAGTAAGTTTTTTGAAGCGTACTGCGAACGTCTTGAAGCAACGAGGATTGACCATTCCATACATATGCATTGAATTTCGAGTATACCGTCCACGGAAGTTCAACTATGATGTCTACATCACTAGTATATATAGCAGTTCCTCGCCCGTAAGAACCTACATATAAACTATGTGCCGTCTCTGAGTTCCAATTCCAATAATCTTGGTTAATACGCTTCGTTATTGCGTGATAACGATTTCTTACGTTTGTCACAACTTCACTACTCATTCTTAAATTCGAACAAAATTTGGAAAAATCGCTTGATATGTCTATTGCCATAGTTACCCTCATATATCATCAATATGCGTTTTTAACTTACTACTATATTCTATCGAAACTCACGTTTTCTGTCTATCATGCATGTTAAATTCCTTGACAAAATACATCTTCTATGAAATGTATCCCCTTGCGTGTCACTTGATTTCCCAATTGTCGATACACCTCCCACTGGTCGAGCAAAGCGCCAAGCGGCATGAGCCAAACCTCGCGTTCCGGCCGTCCCAGCAGGGTCACCCCGTAGAAGATCAGTCGGGCAAACAGCTCTTCGTCGCTTGCCCGACCAACACGTTTTTTGAGGGTTCCTCCTCGCTTTCGACATAGCGCTTCGTCCCTTTGACCATTGCTTCCATGATCGCGGCCTTGTAGCCAGATAGATCGAGCGGTGTAGTGAGCAGTTCTACCGCTTCCTCAGTTAAAAGCTCGCGCTTATTATCAAGCTCAAGCAGGTTGTGTACCAGTGTGCTCTGATTCGCGAGCAGCGTAATCAGCCACACTACCTCGTCCAGCGCGAGCTCGAAGTTCTCCGCTTTCATGAGCTTGTCGCCAAGGTGTTCCAACCCACCGTAACGCTTCGCGATCTCTTTGGTTGCGCGGGTGGTCAGGAGCATTTCATACTCCCGATTGCCGATCTGGATCATAGCGCCTCTGTCGTTTTCCATATGCTTAACCCTCCGCCGCAAATGTCGGCTCGTAGACCTGCGTGTACCAACCCGAGATCGTTGCTGCCGGTACACTCGTATCGTCCTCGTTGACTTCGGCCTTCCACGGATGCTTTCCTTGACCGTCCAGCTTGTTGCGACGGATGATCGTTCCCTCAATGGACGGGGTCGAAAACGTGATGTTGTCGCCCTTCGTCTGTAGATTCGTAGCGGGAATGCCAAACACAACGCGATAGAGCCAGAAGTAACGGTACTTGCCGTTGCTCTTCTTCGCGCGGAATCCGATCGCAACAGGCAGTCCACCGTTTTCGCTCTGGGACACCAGAACCTTGTTGTCATCAATCTGTGAACCGGTCAGATCGCTCGCGACCGCCGCGCCGATGTTGTCGATCCCAAGCGTTAGCGTTCCGCTCTTGAACTCCTTGACCACCTCTGCCGCGCCATCGTCGGCATAGAGCGTCGCTTCGTTGATGTCGATCTTTAACTCCGCAGACATCGCCTTGGCGAGCGAAACGGGCGCGGCGTATGTCTCGTCGCCGTTCGCTCCCTCGGTGATCTTCGAGTAATACAATTTATCCAGTCCGATGGTTGCCATCTATTCTTCCTCCATATACTCCTTCGCCGCGTCGATGGCAAAGTGGTGATAGCCCGTGTCCTCTTCCAATCCGATATATCTGCGCTCCGATACTAGGAAACCCGCCGAAAGCAGCAGCCGAACCAACTGCCGTTTCTTCGCGCCATAGTTGCCTTTCGAAAAGAGCGATAGCCGTGCCTCTTCGATGTTCATGCCCGGCGCGTTGTCCGAAAACAGCTCGAAATGCTCCGAGATTGGCGTGATCACAACGTACTCGTCCGGTGCGGTGGCAGAGAAAACGCCGGTCTCCACAGGAAGTCCGGCGCTCTCGACGATCGTATTTAATTCTTCAAGCATACTCAAGCGAGATCCAGTTCCTCCTTCAGCGTCGTTTGCATCGCCTCAATGCACGGTTTCCTGCTTGAGGACTTGGTCTGTTTCAAAAACGGCTTCGGCGCTTGACCATGTTTTCCGTACTCAAGGAGGTTGGCGAGCATAGCGTTGCTCACGTCGCCCCGCCCTTCCGAAAAACCAACCTTCACGTCGAGGTTTCCATCGCGATCCAGCTTCGCGGGTGATACGCCCAGCGACGCGGCAAGCTTACCGGTCGAGCGGGATTTATATTTCGTCCCACGCCCGATCGCCGCTTGCAGGTTCGATTTCATCTTCTCCACGACGACCTTACCGCCCGCCGCGAGCGCTTTGGGAATCGCCGCATCGAGCGCGTTGCCTATGTCGGCGATTTGGTTCAGGAACTCATCCGGCATTTCGATCTTCACTTTAGGCATCCGGTATCACCTTCTTTGCCAGAACCTCGAGATACATCCCTCTGCCTTTCACATCCTCAACGGACGTGATTTCGAAGTGATCATCGCCGCATTGGATCACATTCGCAGTGGTCAAGGTCAGCCCTGGGATCACTCTGAATCGGAACAAGTCCGTCGCTTCCGA